CGTGTTTTTAAGCCAAGCCATATGTCCGTTAATTTTGATCTAATCGAACAATTACCTACTAGTGAGTACTACAGCTGTATTGACTTAAGTTCTGACTTAAGTCCAACAGAGGTTAGTGTTGCTCCTAGTGAAAAGAGAACAATTAAACTATCCAAGATCTTTGATCTTGGAATTAAAAAGCATATACTTGAGTGGTGGATGCAAAATCGCGTTCGCAATCGTGAGAGCACCACTTTCTTGGAAGGATTGGATGATTCCAGTGAGCTCTTGATAACAGAGAGACAATTGAAATATGTTGCTGACCAGGATATACCTAAAATTGCAGGGAAATTGGCTCGACTAGCCAGAACTTCCCTATCCCCCGGGGACCGCACCGAGGCCATGGAAATGGTCGTACGAGAGTGGTTGGTACGGGAGATGAAAAAAATGAGTATGCGGGACAATGTGATAGCTACAGTATTGCCGTTCGCTCTTATCTTTTCTTTCATTCCACACAGACATGAGTTGCAAGCCAGAGCTCTAACTGTGCAGGATGAATATGTACAAAGGTCCAGACTTGCCCGTCCTCTCTTTACCAGGAGAAGACCATGGTTGTTCAACTGGCTCGGTGAGAAACACACCGAGCCTGTTGCACGACGGGCTTGATGTGGCATCGCCGAGAAAGAATCCGTTTCGTGCAAGTCCTCTCTTGCACCGGAACATGAGGATCTACAGGTCATTCGAAGTGATGCTGGAGTACATAAAAAGAGAAAGATAAAAAGGAAGAGTTATGATATTGTAGGATTGAGACCAAATGAAAACTTCAATGTCTTTGACTCGGATATTAACGCTGTAGAGAGAGCCATCAAAGAACGTATGTTCTATGTCAAGGATGAGAATGGTGTATTTGTCAGTACATTCAGCCCCAAACTTGGTACGTTCAATGAAAGGTGTGAGCTTTTCAAAAAACTTTTTCAGGATAGAGTTCAATATGTCGCCCCATTAACGAAGGAACAGTTCCTTCGGGCTTATGACGGCCGCAGAAGAGCTTTGTATGAAAAAGCATACGAAAGCTTAAGGGCAAAGAGTCTTTGTCGTTCTGACTCTAAAATTAAATTTTTTATGAAAGTAGAAAAAACTAATTTTTCCACCAAGGCTGATCCGGTCCCCCGGGGTATAAGTCCCAGGGACCCTCGCTACCACGTTATGCTCGGTCCATACATTAAACGAATCGAGAAAACAGTTTTTAAAATCATCGCCGAAGTATTTGGCGCAACTACAGTGCTTAAAGGTTACAATGCTCAGAGACGAGGAGAAATTCTCAAATCACATTGGGATCATTTTGCTGACCCTGTTGCGTTCGACCTTGATGCGGAGAGATTTGATCAACACGTTAGTGAGGATGCGCTCGACTTTGAGCATTCCTTTTACCTAATGTTTTACAGATCAAAACTCTTATCCACTTTACTTAAATGGCAATTATTGAACGAAGGTTCAAGCTATGTCAAAGACGGTAGACTATTTTTCACAATCAAAGGTAAAAGAATGTCGGGAGACATGAACACAGCATTAGGCAACTGTTTGATTATGTGTGCAAAGATTTTTTCTTTCATGCATAGCATTGGGCTTAGTACTAATGATTTTAGACTAGCTAATGATGGCGATGACTGTGTTTTGATTGTTGAGAGAAGAAATAGCTACAAGATTGATGGCCTTCGGGCTTACTCTAAGGGCCTTGGTTTTTCAATGAAAGTTGGGAAACCTGTCAGTGTCTTTGAGGAAATAGAATTCTGCCAAGCACAACCCATTTTAACAGAGACGGGACCAGTAATGGTGCGAAATCTGCATAGTATAGCCAAAGATTGCTTATCGATCAAGCCTTTGGATAATAGATCAGTATACTTAAAATGGATTGCTGCAGTGGCTGAAGGAGGATTGGCTCTTACCGGTCAAATTCCAATCTTCCAGGAATTCTACATGGCATTATACCGTTCATCAGAGAATGCTAAACCTTTAAAAGGTGATCCAACTCAAATGACTGGCATGGCATTCCTTGCAAAGGGAATGAAGCGTAGTTATGGCAACATAACTAGCAGAACCAGGGTATCATTTTGGCGTGCTTTTGGAATTAGTCCTTCTAACCAACTAATTATTGAAGCTGAGTATCGAAAACTCA